TCGATATTCAACCGTTTTCTACGCTGTCCCTTACTGGATTGTGCATTAGCCAGCGCATCAATTCGCGCATCATTCTTGAAAACAATCAGAGCATCACCTTTTATAAAACTGGTCTTTTTAATCTCATTCTGAAGCATGGGATAATAACGAATCAGCTCATTATATTTATCTTTTAACAAGGAAGCAGCATTTTCTTTTGTCTGCGCAGTTAAACCAATTTCAATATTGGGATATCGGATCGCCGTAACAACCATCGTTGCAACTTCGGCGAAAGTGTTATGACTAACAAACCCATTTGACACAAAACTGTTTGTATCAGGCACATTCAAATCATACACATGATTCATTGTTTCCGAAATGGAAACAACTTTTGCAAAATAGTAATTTTGCTCCAGTAGATCATACAAATGTTTACAAACCGAACATTCGTCAAATCCGCTCAACGAAACAAGCTGTCTTAACTTTTCATAAGTTAAACAATTCGTTCCTTGTAATACATGATAAAGTAAATCATATAAGTACGGATTTTTGTTTTTCAACTCTCGATATGCTTGCTTAATAATGTGTTTTTGATACGGAATAATATCCTTATTCGAATTATGTTTCTTGGGTGTTAATTTTTCAGATTGTTCAAATTTTCTTATGCATCTAAATCCGATTTTGCTGTTAAAAAGCTCTATATCTTTGCCGGAAATACGCAAAACATAATGTGAAAAGCCGCTTTTCGCAGACTTATAACGAACTCTTGATATGATGCCAAATTGCAAAAGCATAATCTGAACTTGTCTGACCAACTTTTCAGAAACAGAACAATAAGAAATTATTCTTTTTTCAACTCCACCATCTGTATCAAATAATCCAGAAATAAAAGAAGCCTGAATATCTTTTGGCGCAGCCAGAATACATTCAGGAACCTGCTTGGAATGAGAGTCAGAAATCGACAATCCACACATTTCTAAATACTTTCTCAAATATTTATCACGAATAATATAGTCGCACTTCCCGCTTTTTTTAGGAATAGCAGCAAAATATTTATCTGTAATCAAGAAATATGATCTCAAAATATCTTGATCAATGTTACTGAAAACAACGCTTTCGGTTCTTGTCAAGCATCCATCTCCAATTAGTAAGCCAAATAGATATGCCAAGTCCGCTGTTAAAACAATCGGCATTTTACGCTGCTTCAAATGAGAAAACTGCTGTTTTGATAAAGACTCAACCCATGTTCTCATTTCATCATTGTAATTTATGTTTAAGCTATCTCCATAAAGGTTGTTCTTTCTGCTGATAACTACATAATCACCAATTGCAATATCTGCCAGCCTCTTAAATTCAACATTGCCATTCGTATTCATTACCAATACAGGATGAACATATGTGCCCTCTAAAGAATACCCCTCTTGTGTTACTATTTTCTTTGTTGGTTTATAGCCACTATAAATTCCGTATTTAGAAGAAGCTTTGTCTCCGTTTCTATTTACAACAGCCAAATCCAACAAATGTTCTGTTTCTACATCATCATCTTGATAATTAAAATAACTTCCAATTTCTCTCAATCCATCTGATGTATATAACAAAGTATCACCAGTTACACACTTACCCCAACCACGTGGAAAACACCCATACTCGCTGAAAAACCTTGCACCACATCTCATAAAAATCCGCTGATCCGTATGAAGCTTAATACCGCCCTCTTTCGGAGCAAGCAAATCCAGCGCGATATCTGGATACCACTGCCATATATTAGCCAAATCCTCATACTTGTCCATGTTAGCGAGAAAAACATCGTCCAAACTTAAAATCTCGTTCATCCGCTATCACCTCGATTATAATCAGGAGGCAGCGTTATAAATTCCTTGATCTTTTCACGATTTTGCAATGTAGGATCATCTGTAAAAATCCCATACGGATCACCATACTGCGCAATGTATTCCGCAACCTTTTCGTCATAAAATTTATAGACATCCTCATAACTGCATTCTGCTTTGCCCTCCAACCTGCGGCAATAATTGATAAAGCACCAGATAATAAAATCCGGTGCATCATTAGGACGATATTTATATTTTGGCATAATCCGAATGACATCTTTTGTGCGCTCCAGTTTTTGAAAAAACTCTGAAAAGCTGCTAATACCTCCTTGCAAATCGCACTGATTAAGCTGCTTCATAGCGTCACTGGACAATTTACCCCATTTTTCAGCATCCACGGTATTACCTTTATTTGTCGCAATTTCCTCACGTGCAGCTGCTCGAACATATCTTAAAAGCAGCTTCTTCTGGCTTTCCGTAATGTTTGGATAATCATGCCGCATCGTCTCATAGTAATTGTTCATGATTTTGTATTCCTGAGCCGTACAACCCTCTCCAAATAAACGAATCATATCTTCTGTTACAACGAAATCATCCTGCGGCAAATAATATGTCACATTTCCGTCTGTTATTTTTTGCGAAGGTTCCGATGCAGAGCTTGCAGCATTTGGCATCAATTTTTCATTCATTTCAATACCTTGTTCCCAATTCAGGCTTCGAATCTGCGCAAGGCTTTGAATATTCTTAAAGTAGAATCCAACAATTTCAAGCCGACTACGCTTGGAAACACGCTTTCCCTCATAAAGCGCGTTATATTGGTTAACTGCGCTTTTATAATATTGCTCGATATATGGACGATCTAACTGCCGGAGTAAGTTTTTCAGTTTGTTGATATCAACATCATCGTTTATCTCATCATAACAGGCATTTTTAATGCATTCCTTACACATCGGCAAATATCCATCCTGATGCAATGGGTTATAACTGCGATAAAAATACCGTGTCAATTTTGCCGTACCACAAGCACAGCAAACCTTTTTATCCTTATTAGCAGCACTTGAACCGCTGTTTTTTCTCGGCACAATGCCACCCCCTTAAATAATAATGATGGGCAAAACTGGATTCAGCCCCACCCAAAAACAGATTCATAATCTATCAATTATTCATATGGTTGCGGGAGAAGGATTCGAACCTTCGACCTCCGGGCTATGACCCCGACGAGCTACCAAGCTGCTCCATCCCGCAATATAAAACCGGCGAATTCATCCATCCAGAAGTACTTTAATGCCCAGTACGTTGCGCAACCGGTTCTGGTACTGCTGACGAGAATCGAACTCGTATGCCAATCGGCAAAGGATTTTAAGTCCCTTGTGTCTGCCAATTCCACCACAGCAGCAAATATTATTTTATGCTCTGACATATCCGGGTTTCATTCTGCCCGTACCTATATCACGAACCTTTCCCATACGGTATTTTGCGCCACTTTTATCAACAGCAACACAAAATGTCGCTTTCCTGTCGTTTGGGAATTTCACAGAATACGATCCATCTGTTTCAAGATATATCGGAACAGGGAAATAATCAGACATTTCACGCGCCCGTTGACGCGCTTCCTTTAAGGACGCATATCCCTTCATTTTCTTACTTTTCATAGTTTTTCATTCCTTTGGCTGGGGTAGCTGGATTCGAACCAACGATGCAGGAGTCAAAGTCCTGTGCCTTACCGCTTGGCAATACCCCAAAATAAAATATTTCACTATCAACGTTTTGTTTAGACAAAACAATCAACATGAAGTGGATTGGTACGGGTAGTGGGACTTGAACCCACACGATATTACTACCAGCGGATTTTGAATCCGCCTCGTCTGCCAATTCCGACATACCCGCATATCTTATAAAATCAACTTGTAATTGTACCGTCAGGGTTTTTCGCGCTTCCGCAGATTTCCACGCCTTGTCCTTACCGTCTACTCCCGCCGCCACATGGAGTCACAGACCCTAAACACTTCTGCTCTATGTCGGTTGTATTCTGATACCGAAAAACATTCTGGAGACTTTATTTAACCTTGTTGCTCCAGCCCTCAAGGGTAGCTCGGCAAGTGGCTTGCCTATATGGAGCTGGTAACAGGAATCGAACCTGCAACCTGCTGATTACAAATCAGCTGCGCTACCTGTTGCGCCACACCAGCAAATCACGCCCATTACGGGCGCAAAGGAAATCGACTGCTCTGACTCTTAATAGATTTTAATCCCTTTTTAGTAGAAGGAAGAGCAATCATAGCCTTACACAAATTTTTCGGAAAACATTCGACCTGAAATTTGGTATTACGAATATAGTATCGGCTCGGATACTATATTCGCAGGATTATGTATAGAAGAAGGAAGATCGAAAATAGCCGAAAAAATAATTTGGAAATCGTCATATCTGAATCAAATAATCATCCCAAATCATAAGAGAAGGAAGATATGACATAGCCAAAAATCTTACTTGATTTTATCATTGATGCTTGCACTGATTTTTGCACGAACCTTTTTTACCGGCGCAAGCTGCCGTCGTTCGCCACTTTTGGGATTCACATAGGTCTTTGCATTCTGTTCTTTTACCTGAAAAGTTACAAATCCATGCAGATGAACGTCTTCACCATCCAATAGTGCCTGTTTAATAACCTCTTCATAAGCATCTACAAAAACCTCAACGTCTTTCTTATATTCCCCGGTTTTTTCTGCGATTCGTTCAATTAAAATTTTTCTGTTCATTCCGACCCCGACTTTCCGCCTTGAAATTATATTGGCATAACTTGCCTTCGCTTTCGGTAAATACCAACATAGTCTGACCGGCATTGGAATAGCATTGGAATACAATCGATGCTCATTAGCATAATCATCCGTTCCACACAATGCACCAACCAGAATATTTTCAATTCCGTAGCTTTCAAATGCCTCCAGATGATGCTTATCTGCACTTACTGTATAGTCAATTGTTTCGCCGTAAAGCTTTGTAAAAAGCGTATTTAACATCACACCGAGATTTCGGATATTATCCAAATCTCCGTGTGTGCCGCATACGTTATACCCGCACACATTCAACTTGATAAATTCCTTAAATTCAGAAGGAATTACAGAAATATCCTCTCGATTCTGGAATCGCTCGTTAATCCACCACGGAATAATCTTTTCCATATTATCCGAATGAATGCTGTCCTGCTTATTCTGAATCGTCCGAAGATGATTCCCATATGTTGAATAAATCAATGTTTGTCCCGTATAATGAGATAATTCATTGATAGCCTGCGCCAGAAGCTCCGCGACCTGCATGATCTGATCACAAACGTCTTCTTCTGAAGCAACACGTGCCGTTGTGTGGATTCCACCATGTGCTAAATCACCCAAAAGCAGAATATGAATTTTTCGCGGATTCTGCCATCTTAATTCAGCGCACATTTTATTTACCACAGTGGTCAGTCTCTCTTTACAGATTGCCGTATCATACTTGTTCCAAAGATTGTCTGTAGTCATGCCGTAATGCCAATCCGCAAAACAAATAACAGCTTCTCTTTCAGATAATTCCGCAGATGGGAAAAACGAGAGGGGATGTTCCTGATTCAGTTTTTCCGCACAGCGAATCATTTCCTCTACAAGATGCTCGGCTCTGGCATCAATCATCAAAAGCTTATTATACTCACGCCTCTGATCGTACAATTGCCGTTTCAGCTTGTATAATTCATCTTTCTGCTGAAGCAGCTGCTTGGAATATTCTCCATCTTCCATTTTTGAAAAGACCTCTTCATAAAATGGAATTACATATTGCACCTGTTTCCGATAAGCAGAAGAAGTACGATATTGAGATTCATCCTCTCGCCACTCTCTATTGATGTAAGGGGTTGCTTCCTCCCACGTCACACCGGCTGTCCCATTTTCAATGGCAACGCCGATTCTCCACAAATAAGCACGTTCACATTCATTCGGCAATTTGTGAAAATCAATCATACAAATCGCCTCCTGTAAATTTAATCTTCCGTATCCTTTTCCGTCTCAGCTGACTCCCCATCCTCAAAATCAAGGCATTCATCCATTGTAATCGTAATCAGCAAATCCTTCTTTGCGCTGTCATGGAACTTCATCAGATGCTTCATCTTCTCACAGACCTGATAATGAGAACACTGGTCACACATAAAATTATTGATCATAAAAATAGCAGTCCTTTCACATTATTTTTTTAGTTATTCAATAAGAAAAACTTGCTCGACGATTCTCAGCAAGAATTCTCGCCGCTTCTGTATTGGTATTCTGAATCAGTCTCAGATAACCGAATCGTTCCGGCATATAATACTTATGCCGCTTGCTTTTCTGAATGCAGGTTCTTACAATTTCCGCCTGCGGGTAGCGCTTCCGAACCGTCTCGGACTCCTGTTTTGTGATTAAAATCAAATCCTATCATTCCTTTGTCATAAATTTAGGCTACTTGAAAAGCCCATAATACGGGGGATTTCGGTTCTGTCCCCCTCTATAAGAGTTAAGCTGTACCTTGAAACTATCGAAAATTCATTAGTTTCAAATGATTTGCGGCAGTTTCAAGAGCGGTTTTACGGAAATAAATCCGTAAATTACTTAATATCAAGCCAACTCATGTTATTTTCATACGTCTTCATAAAAGACATAAGATTATAACAATTTCTCTTCGATAGCATTTGTCTACCTTTCAAGAAATCACCAAACACTGACTTGCTCATTTCAAGCTGCTCAGATAGCCATTTTTGAGAAATACCGTATTTGCTCAAAAATTCACTTACTCGTTCAGCAAATTCCTCTTGATTATTATAATTCAAATCATAATCCTCACTTTCTCCCTGCGTTTTCAGGTAATGAAAATCATATATCTGGATATCACCATCAATGTCCTCCCGCAAGATGCTCACTGGAACAGCACTTTTTTGAATAATCTGATAGAAATTCGAAAGCATAAACCCGCGCACCTGTTCCAACAACGAAAAAAACAGAAATCTTGCCACATCAGAATATTCTTCCTCCAATTTTCCAAGTAGCCGCCGCATTGTCTTTTCGTTAATTTGGATATCCTGTAATGTCGCAGAACACCTTTTTCGAACATCATATTCTAATTCTCTTTTAGCACGTTTATCGATACTTGTTCTTCCCCAAATAGCATTGATTTCTATCTTTGCCTCTCTTGCGATATCAATCACTTGCGATTCAATATCTTTTTGATATTCTCCCTTAGTAGCGCTAATAGGAATTAACACATAAGAAAGTCCGTGATCTGCATCTTTATCACGTGGAACATAAAATCGATTGATGCACTTTTGCAAATAGTCCATAGCTGTCTCATG